AAAATCTTCTGATGAAGAGTTAGATACATATAGTAAGAATGTACAATCTCGTATTAAAAAACTGACAGAAAAATACCGTCAAGAAGAAAGGGACAAGTTAGAAGCTGTTCGTATGTCTCAACAACTTCTAGATGAGAATAAGAATCTTAAAACTAGAGTGAGTGCTTTAGATAAAGGATACCTCAATGAGTATGGAACGAGATTACAGAGCCAAGCAGAAATGGCTAGAACAGCTTATAAAGAAGCTCATGAGGCTGGAGATGTAGACGCTCTTACAAAGGCACAACAATTAATGAGCACTGTTGCAGCAGAGCAACAGAGGTATGCAGATGCAAAAGCTAGGGCTGATTACCAAGCTAAAATGGCTCCGGTTCAACAGCCCGTTCCTCAACAAACACAGGTTCAACAACCTCAACAGCCTCAAAGACCTGATCCAAAAGCTGAATCATGGGCCCGAGATAACTCTTGGTTTGGAGAGGATAAAATAATGACTAACGCTGCTTTTACCATTCATGAAACTCTTGCTGGTGAAGAAGGGTTTGACCCGAACAGCGATGAGTACTATACTGAGTTAAACCGTAGGATGCGAGTGGAATTTCCACATAAGTTTCAAACGGTTAAAAAATCGGGAGGAGGCAACCAGGTCGCTTCTGCTGGTTCTTCCGCATCTCGTAGTACAAAACAGGGGCGTAGGACCGTGAAGTTGTCACCCTCGCAAATAGCCATAGCGAAGAAACTTAATGTTCCTTTGGAAGAATATGCGAAATATGTGAAGGAGTAAGGGATGACGGATAGGAAACCACGAGCAACAGAGACACGAGAGAATGCTACTCGCAGAAAACCCTGGGCACCGCCTAGCAGATTAGAATCACCTGAAGCACCTGATGGGTTCGTTCATCGATGGATACGGGTTCAAATGCGTGGGGAGGATGACAAAGTTAATGTTCATACCAAACTTCGTGAAGGATGGGAACCAGTACGAGCTGATGAATATCCTGATTTCCAAGCCCCTGTCATAGACGAGGGAGTATATCAAGGAGTTATAGGTAACGGTGGTCTAATGCTTTGCAGGATGCCACAAGAAACAGCTAATGAGAGAAACGAGTATTACGGGGGCCGGACCCGAGAACAAATGACAGCTGTAGATCAAGATCTAATGAAGGAACAACATCCTTCAATGCCGATATCAAATGATCGGCAAAGTCGTGTAAGTTTCGGTGGTCGTAATAAAAACGATGCCGGATAAATTTAAATTTTGATTTAAGGAGCTATATCAATGGCAAATTCTAATGGAGCTTTCGGTCTTAGACCGATTGGAAGACTTGGACAGTCTACCAACTCCACCGGATTGACCGAATATCGCATAGCCTCAGACAACTCTAATCCTATTTTCAAAGGCATGGCAGTTATACCTTTAGCTGCTGGCGTTATAGATGATCTACAAGCAGCAGCTGGTGGAACCGTTTCTATCGTTGGAGTTTTTAATGGTTGTGAGTATATTTCGTCAACTACTGGTGAAAAAGTGTTTTCAAACTATTGGCCCGGTTCTGGTGCGGATTCAAACTATCCAGTCAAGGCTTTTTTGTATGATGACCCAATGCAGTTATTTACAATTGCAACATCAAACGTAGTATCTGCTGCTAATACAGAAGCAGAAATTAGAGCTGCTGTTTTTGCTAACATTCAGATGGCAACAGGAAACAGTGGATCTACTACGACTGGTCTCTCATCTGCAACAGCGGATTTGAACACAATCGCAACTACCAATACGCATGCTTTAAGAGTTATGGGCGTTCAAGATGACCCAGATAACTCTGATTTCACTGCGGCTGGTATCCCTTTAATTGTTCGTATAAACAACCATTACAATGCTCCTAACGGCGGTATTGCTCAAGGTACTGTTTCTACGACTGGTGTATAGGAGATTAAGGAATGGCTATATCTAGAGCACAATTAGCGAAAGAGCTAGAGCCTGGTCTCAATGCCTTGTTTGGCATGGAATACTCCAGGTATGAAGACCAACACTCAGAAATTTATGCAACTGAATCTTCAGATCGTGCGTTTGAAGAAGAAGTTATGCTGAGTGGTTTTGGAGCTGCACCGACTAAGTCGGAAGGTTCTGCAATTAACTTTGACGATGCACAAGAGGCATATACCGCAAGGTATAACCACGAGACTATAGCGTTAGCTTTTTCAATTACAGAGGAAGCTGTCGAGGACAATCTTTATGATCGTCTTGGAGCACGTTATACGAAAGCACTTGCTCGTTCAATGGCACACACTAAGCAGGTAAAGGCTGCCTCCGTATTGAATAACGGTTTTTCAGCTGGAGCTTTTGCAGGTGGAGACGGTAAGGCATTGCTTGCTACAGACCATCCATTAACAAATGGTGGTACTCTTGCAAACGAGCCTTCAACTTCTGCTGATCTTAATGAAACATCTCTTGAAGATTCTTTAATTAGTATCTCTGGTTTTGTTGATGAGAGAGGTTTAAAAGTTGCACTTCGTGGATTAAAATTAATTATACCACGTCAGTTGCAATTTGTGGCAGAGCGTCTTATGGCTTCTAACTTACGAACTGGAACATCAGATAACGATACTAATGCAATTCGATCAATGGGCATGTTGCCTAACGGTTACGCCGTTAACGACTACCTAACTGATACGGATGCATTCTTTGTTCTTACAGATGCTCCTCGTGGGTTTGTTCATTTTGAAAGAACACCTCTTTCAACAAACATGGAAGCTGACTTTGACACAGGCAATATGAGGTATAAAGCTAGAGAGAGATACTCTTTTGGTTTTTCAGATCCTCGTTGTGTATTTGGCTCTCCAGGGGCTTAACTTCTGCTTCGCAGAAAATTTAAAGGGGCGATTTATTCGCCCCTTTCTTTTTGTTTTAAACTATTGTATAAGAAGTTATTCCCCGACAGTTGCATGGTGCAACTGACTTAACCCAAGACGAGGAGATACATATGGGTAATTCAACTTTTTCAGGAGCCGTCCGCTCCGAAAACGGATTTAAATCTATTACAAGAAACACTACCACAGGTGCAGATACTGATGGTTTTGTTGTAAACTCTGCTGGAAATATTTTTAATACAGCAGGTGGTCACGTTCAATACGCAGCAGCAACTGGTTATGGCCCTGCTGATTTAATTGTTGGTAAAGGTGGTAGTCAGTACGGCACTGTTAATCCTTATGCTGAAAGCTCAACACAATTATTTCCATTAGGTGCTCAACTTCATTATGGCAACAACATCTATCGTTATGGTCAAATGGGTTCTGGTGCAGTAACAGCAGGTAAACTTGTTCAACACGCAGCGGTTATTGCGAATCACACTAATATGACAGGAACAGCAGGAGTTGCAGCAGGAGAAACAGCTATTTCTGTTGAAACATCTGGTGATACAGATATGACTTTAAATCAGTACGCAGATGGATACCTATGGGTAAATGATGCCGCTGGAGAAGGTCAGACGATGAGGGTTAAATCTAACCCTGCTCATGATCATTCTGCCGATCCTAGTGTTGTTATTACAACGTATGATCCGTTAGCAACGGCAATAACAACAAGCTCTGAACTTTCACTTATTGCTAATCCATACACAGGGTTGATTGTTGCTCCTGCAACAGAGACAGGTGCTGTGATGGGTGCAACCGTTATTGACATGACGGCTAGTTATTATGGTTGGTTCACTGTATCAGGTCCACAAGCATTGTTGACAGTTGGGACAGTTGTTGTTGGTAACATTTGTGTTCGTTCCGGAGGCACTGCTGGTGGAGTTGCTCCTGCAACAGATAACGTTCTTACCGAAATCGGTGAGGTTATGGCCGCAAGAGCAGACACTGAGTACGCTTTGGTTTACATGAACTTGCAATAATTAATTAGGAGGGGGTAACTCCCCTCCTCTAACTATAGGAGATTAATATGGCAGGATCAGACGTAAAAGTTGCTTTTATAACGGATGAAAACGCAGCAGACCCAGACCGTTTAGTTACAGCAGCTAGACCAGATACATCAGCGACTATGGCAGCGACTACTTTTTTAGGTGGTGGTGCTAGAAACGTAACTGTAACGACTACAGGCACAGGTGATAATGCGAAAACTTGTACTATTACAGGCACAGATGTCTTTGGTAGTGCAATGACTGAGGTCATAACTTCAACAGGATCTGCTGAAGCAGTGGCAGGAACAAAATTGTTTTTGACAGTTAGTGCGGTAGAATGTTCTGCTAAGTATGCTGCAAACATTACAGTTGGTTCTGGTAGTTTGTGTGCCAAGGCTGTTGGCGGTGGTAATCGTGTTCGTCTTGTAGGCACTTCAATTGTATCAGCAGGAACAGCAGGGTTGGTTGACTTCTATAATGGAACACCTGAAAATGGGACTATTGTAATGAAAAATCAAACTATTGGTACAGATCATACAACAGTAGATAATACCATACCCGACGAGGGGTTGTTGTTTGCAGATGGTTTAGCTGTTGCATACACCGTTGCGACCGTCTCATTAATGAATGTCTTTCACTCGTAAGGGTATATAATGGCTTCTAAAAAAGGGGAAATGCCAAAGCGTAACAAAAAGAACTTTCGTCCCACAAAAAAAGGAGCAGGGATGACGGAGGCTGGCGTTAAGGCTTACAGAAGAAAAAACCCTGGATCAAAATTAAAGACTGCTGTTACTGGTAAAGTTAAACCTGGTAGTAAAGATGCGAAGAGAAGAAAGTCTTTTTGTGCTAGATCAGCTGGTCAAATGAAAAAATTTCCTAAAGCAGCTAAAGACCCAAACAGCCGTTTACGTCAAGCTAGAAAAAGGTGGAAATGTTAATGTCTAAAGAAATTTTTACAGGTTTGACGGTTGCCTTCGGGTTTGGAGTAATGGCTTGGATTGCTACAACTTTAATCGCTGTTGATAAGAGGACAGAGATTATGGCTGTTAAGGTAGAAGAAAATCACAGTATGTTAAAACCTTTGTGGGAAGATTTTATAAAGAGGAGTGCTCATTATGACAGTGTCGAGAAGCCAAATACCCATGCAAACCTCGAAGCCACCCAGTAAAAATAAAGGTCTTAAAGATCTAATTTACTATAAGAAGGGTGGTAAGGTTTCAAAAAAAAGTAAGGGGAGCAAGATTTGTCCTGAAGGTAAGGCTTGGGCAAAAAGAACTTTTGATACATACCCCTCTGCTTATGCAAACTTAGCTGCTTCAAAATATTGTAAAGATCCTAACTATGCAAAAAAATCTAAAGGTGGCAAAAGAAAAGGTAGATAAATGCAAAGTCAAAAGAGTAAAAGAAAAATTAAAAAAGTTATAAAAGGTTTAAGTAAAGCATCTAAAACACACGCCGCTCAAGCAAAAACCTTAAAGGGTGTTTTGAAGAACCAAAGGAAGAAATAATGGGCGAGTTAAAAAAATGGTTAGATCAAAAATGGGTGAGGATAGGAACAGATGGTGAAATTAAAGGTGAATGCGGTACTTCAAAGGATAAAAAAAGCCCCGATAGATGCCTTCCTAAAAGTAAGGCTCAATCTCTTTCAAAAGCAGAAAGAGCAAAAACAGCCAGAAAGAAAAAAAGAGAAGGCTCGAAGGGGAAGACCGTCGTTAAAAACACAGAAGAAGCAACAGTAAGAACAGCGTCTCAAGGTGGTAGTATTACCGTTCCTAAAAGAAAATTTAACGGTAAGAATATAAAAGGAACTGCGGTGGCTAGAGGCTGTGGTGCTATTATGTCTGATAGGCGTAAAAGAACAAAGGGAGCGGTAACACAATCATAGATGTCTTATTTACAAAGTAACATTCCATACTTTAAATGTTGGGTCCGACGTGAGTATACTCACAATCATGAGAAATATCATGGTGAGTTTTTACATGCTATGGCAATAGCCGTTACGACTCTTCCAAACAGAAGCCTTGGTTTCCAAGTTATCTTTACTGGAAATGAGGCTGACGGTGAACCCGAAGACACTGTTCATGGTGGTGCCATGTGGGCTAGAATGCCTATCACTGGATTAGTAGGAGATATACCATTAGAAGAGTGGCCTGAGCCTATGGAGACACATGATGCACAGCCCTGGGATTGTTCTTCTCATACTCACGCAGTTTACGTTATGGATCGTACTACTCCATGTCCTTGGTTTGCTAAGATAAATGGTGAGTTTTTTCCCGCAAAATATATGTTTACTGTAGATTATACAGAAAGTGAGATAGCGGATGATCCAGCTCAACATAAACAGTCTCATGTATTAACTCTTTTAAATGCTGGTATTTGGACAGGAAATGTTGTAGCATTGCCCAACAACAGGGTTCGTGTCACACACCCTGCATGGTTTGCGACAGGAGAGGGTGCTCCCGATTTTAGACCCTCGCAGCATACACACTATTCAAAATCTGATTTAGATTATACGTTAGATGTGAATAGAATTTTTGATAACTTGTATAATGATGGAGAGAATGATGAAGGAAGTTGACAAGAAAAAAAATCCTGGTTTAGCTAAATTGCCCAAAGGTGTACGAAATAAAATGGGTTACAAGAAAAAAGGTGGCATGATTAAATCCAAGGGAATGAAGATGGGTGGTAAAGTAAAGCCCAAGGGAATGAAGATGGGTGGTAAAGTAAAGTCTAAAGGATACCGAATGGGTGGCAAGGTTAAGCCCAAAGGTATGAAGAGTGGTGGAGTTATACAAGGAACACCAGCTTCCCAGGTAAAAGGAACAAAGTTTAAGGGTGTGTTCTAATGACAACATCTAGTTCCAGAGATTTTGAACTTGATGTAGGCGAAGTTATAGAGGATGCCTATGAACGGTGTGGACTTGAGGTTCGCACCGGGTACGACGCTAAAACAGCTAGGCGTTCTCTAAACATTATGTTTTCAGAGTGGGCTAATCGTGGCTTAAATCTTTGGACTGTTAATTCTACTACAGTTACTCTTACTTCTGGAACGGGAACAGTTACCACTGCTAGTGATGTTGTAGATATTTTAGAAATTATTCTTCGCAGAGATGGAACTGACTTTACAGTTCAAAGGATTAGTCGTGGAGAGTACACAACCATACCTAATAAAACAACTACAGGAAGACCAAGTCAGTATTACTTTGACAGACAGATAACACCAGTTATTAATCTTTGGGCTGTGCCGGAAAATTCAACGGATCAAATAATCTATTTTTATGTACGAAGAATACAAGATGCAGACGCTTTAGTAAATACAAACGATGTTCCTTTTCGGTTTTATCCATGTATGGTGGCCGGACTGGCTTACTATATTGCAATGAAAAGAGCTCCTGAAAGAGTACAGCTTTTAAAAAGTGTTTATGAAGAAGAGTTTCAGAGGGCCTCTGATGAGGACGAAGGTCGAACTTCATTAAAGCTACAACCGAGTATAGAATATCTGAGGGTTTAATGGCTTACGCAAGTAACAAAAATGCATATGGTATTTCAGACAGGTCTGGGTTTAGATATCGATTAAAAGATATGCGGCAAGAGTGGAATGGATTACTTGTTGGGAAGGATGAGTTTGAGCCTAAACATCCTCAACTTTTTTCTCATAAAAAAATGGCTGACCCTCAAGCGTTAAAAAATCCTAGACCGGAAACAGGATTAGAAGAACAACGAAACATTCAACATGGTTTTAACCCTGTAGGGTTTACAGATCCAATTGGTTTAATAGAAAATAACTTAGAGGCTGCTGGGTCCGTTGGCTCGGTAACGGTGACAACATGAGTTTTACCTATTTACAATTAAAGACGGCTGTTCAAGATTATACGGAAAACGATGAGACAACATTTGTTAATAATGTACCATTGTTTATTAGATTATCAGAAGAAAGAATACTTAAAAATGTTCAACTGAATTTATTTAAAAAAAACGTATCAGGTAATACGACTTCTGGTAACAAATACCTTGCTCTACCTTCAGATTATCTTACAACATTCTCGTTAAGTCTTGCTGGATCTAATGGCGATAAATTCTTTTTGTTAAAGAAAGATCCTAGCTTTATACAGGAATACACCCCAGACTCAACAACAACGGGATCACCTAAATATTATGCTGATTATGATGTAGACAATTTTATATTGGCTCCTACACCTGATGCTTCGTATACCGCAGAGTTACATTATTTTTACAGACCAACAAGTTTAACAGCAGGTTCTGATTCTGGTACGACATGGTTAAGTGAAAATGCTGAATTGGCTTTGTTGTACGGGTCTTTAATAGAAGCATATGTATTTATGAAAGGAGAACAAGATATTTTAAATATGTATACTCAAAAGTTTCAAGAAGCTATCGTTGGTATTAAAATGTTTGGAGAAGCTAAAGAACCTATAGAAGAATACAGGGCGGGTAGACTAATAAGGGATAGACAATAATGCTTACAGATCCCATAGGATTAACAGTTGGTTCTGTTGGTGTTCAAACCACAAACAACAGAGGCTTTACTCCAGAAGAAACAGCAGAACGATGTGTAAATAAAATCATAGGTATATCGGACAACGCTCACCCTGCAATACAAGATCAGGCTCGTGCTTACCGTAAAGAAATGGAAAAAATTATTGCAATATATATGAGACAGGCTATTAAAAGTGATAGAACTACTGTATATAATGCTATTAAAGATTCAGGAAACCCGAAACTAGCTGAATATATAAGGAGAATGTAATGGCTTTTACTGGAAACTTTCTGTGTACCTCTTTTAAAACAGAGCTTATGACAGGAACACATAACTTTACCGCAACCACAGGTAACACATTTAACATCGCTTTGTATACCAATAGTGCTTCTTTTACAGCAGCTACTACTGCGTATACTACAAGCAATGAAATATCTGGAACAAACTATTCTGCTAAAGGAGGAGCTTTGAGTCCTGTTACACCTACAGCAAGTGGAACAACAGCGTTGGTTGATTTTGCAGATGAGGTGTTTAGCAACGTAACAATATCATCTGTTCGAGGTGGATTAATATTTAACGATACAGCAACAGGTGATCCTGCTGTTTGTGTTTTAGACTTTGGTGCGGATAAAGCAGCGAGTTCTGGAGACTTTACGATAGTGTTCCCAACGGCTGATGCAAGTAATGCGATTATCAGGATAGCTTAATGTCGATAAACAATGTCGTAGCATTTCAAGGTTGGAATAGTTCTAACAGAGCTTGGAACACAAGCACTTGGAATGGCGACGTTGCTTATTCTGTTACTGCTACAGGTAGCGTTGGTTCTGCAACAAGTGCTGTAAGTATAGATGTTTCTGTTACAGGCGTTGCAGGGACATCTGCATTAGGTAATATATTTTCTACAAATGTAGGAGTGAGTGCTACAGGAGGAGTTGGTTCTACAACGGTTGTTGGTCTTGCAAATGTTTCTGTTACAGGCGTTGCAGGAACAGCTTCAGTAGATTCATCTGCTGTGGGAATTACAGGCGTTGCAAATGTTTCTGTCACAGGAGTTGCAGGTACTTCAGCTTTAGGCAATATATTTACAACGAATGTAGGTCTTAGCAGTACGGCTTCCGTTAATAGTGCGACAGTTTCTGCGACTGGTGATGCTAATATATCAGTAACAGGAGTAAGTGCTACAGGAGAAGTTGGTGCAGGAACAGGAGAAGTTTTTCCAACGTGGGGTCAGATTATACCTAGTCAAACATCAAATTTTAGTGCAATATCTCCAAGTCAAACACCGTCTTGGGAAAACATAGCAGCATAAGGACAGGCGAACATGGCAAGTGTATATACAAATGATTTAAGATTAGAAGAAATAGGCTCTGGAGAGCAATCAGGAACGTGGGGTGATACAACCAATACGAACCTAGAATTGATTGCAGAGGGCCTTAGTTTTGGCACAGAAGCCATAACGACAAATGCAGACACGCATACTTCTACAGTTGCTGATGGAGCAACAGACCCTGCTCGTTCAATGTTTATTAAATACACAGGTACATTAGATTCTGCTTGCACCATTACTATAGCTCCAAATACCCTATCTAGGGTGCATTTTATTGAAAACGGTACTTCTGGTTCTCAGAATATTATTATTAAACAAGGTTCTGGTGCAGAGATAACAATTCCTCCGGGAGATACTAAAGTTGTTTATTTAGATGGTGCAGGTAGTGGTGCTGCTGTTGTAGATGCTTTTGCTTCTTTGAATGTAGTGGACCTCAAGGTACAAGACGACTTAACCGTTACGGACGATATGACTGTTGGTGGAACGCTTGGTGTAACAGGTGTGGTTACTGCCAATGCGGGTGTGGTTGTAGATAACATTACAATAGATGGCACAGAGATAGATCTGTCTAGTGGAACTCTTACTATTGATGCTGCAAGCATTACTCTTGATGCTTCCGATTCAATATCAACGCCAACAGCAGGTACATCAAACGTAAAGCTAGGTGTTAATGCAGGTAATTCTATAGCTAGTGGTGGTAATTATAACGTGGTTATTGGTGACGAAGCAGGGACAGCTTTAACTACTGGTGATGAAAATGTAGCTATAGGTTTTGAAGCATTAAAGACTGAAGATACAGGAAGTCAAAGCGTTGCCATAGGGTATGAAGCTTTGACGACTGCAAATAGAGATGGTAATAATGCTAATGTTGCGGTTGGTTATCAGGCAGGTACTGCTGTTACTACAGGCACTGGACTTACTCTTTTAGGATATAAAGCAGGAGTAGCTACAACAAATACTACAGGAGTTACTTTTGTAGGAAACTTATGTGGAATAGCTAATACAACAGGAAACAATAATACTGCTGTAGGTAGCCAAGCATTACAGGCAAATACTGTTGGAGATAGAAATGTAGCTATAGGTGATGTTGCATTGTTTAACCTAAACCCTTCTACAAATGCAGATACGCACAATGTTGCTGTGGGTCACGGGTCAGGTTTTGCTATGACTACAGGTTTGCAGAATACTTTAACAGGCAGTAATTCTGGTGGAGCACTTACAACAGGAGTAAACAATGTAGTTGTAGGTTATAATGCTTTGGCTTCAGACACAGCAGGAGATAATTCGGTAGCTGTTGGGCATGGTACATTAAATGCACAAAACTTTTCTACTAATACCGATAGTCATAATGTGGCTGTTGGATATCAAGCAGGACTGTCTGTTACTACAGGAGTGCAAAACACATTAATGGGAAGTAGAGCAGGGGATGCTCTGACTGATGCA